AATCCCCGGATTTCTCCGGGGGTAATTACTTAGTGAATCGATTTCTTAAACTTATTAGTAGACTTTAGTGGTAAAGTCTCTTCATCGATATCACCATCTACTAAGATAGGTTCAATAACCAGTTCTACAGCAGATTCTACAGGTACTTCTTCAACAATCTCAACAACTTCTACAGGTACTTCTTCCAGAGCAACAAACTCAGGCTCGGAAACAATTCCACCCTTCAACTCGTCAACAAAAGAATTTAATTGATTCTCATCCATTCTTACATAAAAGTTAGAAGCCGTAGTTCCATATGGAGTCCTATAAATCTGAGACTCCTTAGTACCATGCTTGATGGCAACTCCTCTCAGTTCAATAAAATCCGGAAAATCTCCGAATTTGGAGGAAAATTCTTTTAAACTATCTTCAGAAAATTGTACAGACCACCCAGTTTGTACCCTCTGAGAAAACGCATTAGTATGAAAAGTAGCTTTTACAGTTCCAATCAATCCAGCCAATTCTTTAATTTCCATCGTGTTATCCTTGGTTAATTATAGTGGTTATAGAGAATATTTATATATTTTTCTTTTCTTATAGTTCATTCTCATAAAATTCAGAAATCCTTTTCATGTCCGACAAGGACGCATCCGACTTCAACCGATTCGCCCTCCAAGATATCACAACGATATTATCAATCTCATATCCGCGCTCCGAATCAATCCTATCAATAGATATAGAATCATCTCTCTGTCCCCTGTTAAACCGAATAGGTATACCAAGTATTGGGCAAGTAATAGGGAATGTTAGATCGTTTAATTCCGTCAAAGTCAATGAGAAATGTATACCTCGCTTCTTGGCAGATCCCTTTAGGGAATTATATAATTCTTTTATAGACTTATCATATCCTCCGATACCCATAATATACCCTCAAATAAGGTATATATGAGAAAAATAGTGAGAAATATAATGATTGTTGCAATGGCGCAACAAGTGTCGGAAAGATATATATGAGAAAGGAATATTAGCGGAAAAAATCGGAAAGAAATACAGAGTATCAGACTAAGCCGCTTTTTTTAAAATTATTATTTATACTTTTAGTATTTGTATTTTTAATAATTTATCTGTATATCACATTTTTATTATGTTGTCAAGTTTTTTGGTTAAGCATTTATTTCTATGGTAGTTTATTATATTATGATTTGCGTATAAAGTCAAGCCCCTATTTGGGGCTTTTTTATTAGATATTATGTATGATATTATAATCTTCTGTTGGTATAAAGTTTTTAGGGGTTTGCATATATTTTATTCCATATTAATTTGAATGCTGAGTATACCAGAGTGACGCATATAGAGATTGCTGTGGAGACTCCTATTAGTGTTAGTAATGGTTGTGGATTATTTGGGTAATGTATGAAGAACAACATTGAGAAGATTAGTATTAGGAGTGCTGATATAAAGATTGTTAGGTGTGTCATGATATATTTTCCTTAATTATTTTTAGGGTATTAGTTTCCGCATTGAGTAGGAAGTTATTTTGGGAGTATTTAATTTCGTAGTATTTTTTTGTTTTTTGTTTTATGTTTATACCTGGTAGTTGTTTTTTGATATTTTTGAGGTGTGTAGGGGTTACGTATTTATAGTCATTGAATATTTGTTGGATATCTTTTTTAGATTTTTCTGGTGTTGTATATTGTGCTAATTCTTGTATTGAGTATACTTCTATACCATTTTCTCCGTTGGTATATTTACTTTCTTTTCTTGATAGTGCTGAGAAGTTTATAGTTTTTATATCTGAGTATTCCCATATGATGAAGAATCTTATATTATTTTTTAATGGATCGAAGCATATTATACGCAGTTGGCAATTTTTCTTATGTACATTTTTTATTTCTATTTCTGCTTGATTTTCGTAATATATTTTTGTTTTAGTTTTATTGTGGTGTTTTTTTATTCTATATGTTACTGTGACGGTTTTGACATCTATTACGCCTATTTGGTTTTGATTTTCGTCTAGTTGTATTAGGTCGTAACCGTCACCGGATTGGTGTTTTAGTTTACCGTTTGATGTTGCTTCTAGGACTATTTCTGCTAATCTATCGCGTTGCCACAGACCATCTTGTGTTAATATTTCTAGGGTATGTTTATCTAATTCGTGGTATTTTGGGTGGTATTGAATTAGAAAGTTAACGTGTCCTTCGTCGTATTTACAGGTATGATCTGTGGTTGCCATTATATTATTCTTGTAGAAATTCTAATAGCTCTATGTTATGATTAGTTAGTCTAATTACTGAGTTATCCGGAAATACAAAGTCTTCTCGTGGTAATGATGATATAGACTTACCAGAATGCTCCAGTATAGTAGATAACGCCTCTCCATAAGAAAATGGCTTGTTGCAAAGCTCGTTATATAATAATCTAGATGTGTTCATATGGGTTGTTTATATAATGTTTCTTGTTCTTCCTTGCAGGATCAAACTTGTTGTCTGGCTTGGGTTTCTTTTTCTTTCTTAGATCTTCTAGATCTTGGTAATTCTTTTTTAAGGTTTGCTGATTCTTCATTGTAGTAAATTTGGAAATGCCTCTTTAACTAGATTATGGGTTAGGTGTTTAATTTGCAAATTTTTCTTCATCATATTTACAAAAACTTGCGCTTCTCTAGGTTCAAATGCTTCTAGCAATTCAACTAAGATTTGGTTACGTTTCGTTTCCGAAATAACATCGGCGGTTTCGTTTCCTTTCAAGAAAAGATATGCTCGACGGATTTCAGATTCGATACCAGCATATCGAATACCAGGATGGGTATCTGGCTGGATATAATTTTTCGGGAATTCTTTAATATAGAATTGATATTGTGGGTCAAAAGTATACTTTAGTACTTGCAGAAAATGTGGAATAGCATTGTCTTGTAATACTTTAATTCGTTGTTCTTTATTTGTAGCTTGTTCGAATTCATCTAAAATTTCATATATATTTTTAATCATTTCATTCTCTTTAAAAATCTTCAATACATTCTAATAGGGAGATTAATTTATTATCTACCAGATATTTATACAACTTGCCTTTTGTAGAAGGTTTAACTGATTCGTATTCATCTACAATGTTCGCACGAATTTGTTCTGGGATATTATCAAAATTAATCAGCAGATCATTACGTCTATAATTCCTATATATTTCTTCCGTTTCGCAAAAATCTTTAGGTTCTTTTTCTAGCCAGTCTTCCATCTTCTTTTTGGAGATAGGAGATTGACGTTTACCAATAATAAAAGTATCATCTGCGGAAAGCATGGATGGAATTCCATCGCCTTTATCACCACGAATGACCTTTTCCTTCAAATCTCTAACTGGATGCTTAGAGGTTACATAAATGCCTAGCATTGGATTATATTGCTTGACATTATTATATCTATGTAGTTGCTTGAAATCTGCATCAGAAGAAAGAATAAGAACTTTTTCTGAAAGACTCAACCTAGGGGTCAAGGTTCCTATAATATCATCAGCCTCTGCTAAATCGACTTCGATTACTTTATAAGGGAAGTTTTCTTTAAAATCTGCCTTTAGTTTATTTAGAACCTTAAAAATCATATTCCAATCTAAGGGAGATTTCTCCCTAGCATCTTTACGATGTGCTTTATAATGAGGATACATTTGTTTCCTCCAATATTGCTTCGAATCACAACACAGTATGATTTCTCCATATTCTTTAAATTTCTTAATATGAGAACGGAGAGTGTTTAGTACAACATGACGGATCAGGTCTTCTTCAAGTCTTTGCTTAGAATTAACTTGAGAAAGTAGCCCTGATATCATAACCTGATTCAGATCAACTAAAATAGCCATAATTTAATTTATCAATAGTTTCGTGTTAGGGTACGTAATTTGTACTGAATGTCCTAGTTTATTCTCTTGTATAAATTTTGCCAAGGGATAATCATTTCCATCCAATATTTGATTTCCATAGAAGATTATATATGCTTTTGGATCAAAAGTCAAGAGATCTTTGGCTACTAAAGATTTATTAATTCCTTTTTTAGATATATCAATAGAAATCTCACCTCCAATAAGAAATTCCAAATCGGGAAATTTTTCTTGTAAGTTATTAACTATATATTTCCTTTCTTCTGTTAGACTATCATATAAACTATAATCTTTTCTCTGGTCATCTGTTGCATTCCTTCCAACTATAGAGAAGTTTATCATTCCGGGTCTTGGGTTTATATGGTTTCCGGTTTTGGGAAAGAACATGGAATTTTCTACTATATCTTCCAGAGATTCGATCAATTCTTCATTGTTCAAGGAATAATCTACATCATGACATAATCCAACAACTCCAGAACAAGTATAAAGTTTAACCTTCTCCAAAATTTCCGAAGGTATTTGTTCTTCTATCATGCTAGAATCTGAACCAGATACCAATACTACATTATTGAAATTACAATACTCCGAAAAAATAGGCACAAATTCCGGGTCCATAGGTTTTCTTGGTTCTGTTATTGTACCATCAACATCAAAAACATGATATGTGGTCATCGAACTACCTTCAACAAAATAGTATCAGAGTTAATTCTGCCATTCAAAGGAGCCTCTTTACACTTGATATTAGCCATGAACTTCTTCAATTCCGGTTTCTTAGCCTTCTTAAAATCTGTAAGAATCTCCAATGGTTTTCTTAGAGTCTTCTGAATAGAAAAAGTTTCATCATAACCTAAGAGGGTGGTTCCTTTGATACCAAAACCAGAATCATCTATGGCTTTGTAGTGTCCTAGTTTCTTATATTTTGTATTAAATACCCATAGCTCCATTGCCCCAATTATTTCTGTTGGAGCGATTGATGCCAATTTATATTCATTATCTTCTTTTTTGTATTGTACCTTGGCTACTTTCTTGTCCAATGTTATTACTTTCTTTTTCTTAACTTTTCGAACGGTCTTAACATTAGAACCAAAGTTCTCACAATCTTTGATAATGGATGTGATAAATGACAAATATGAGTTTAATTCTTTCTTACTCCAATGGGAATAAGATTCAATTAATTGCTCGTCTTGTTTGTTAATAGTAAGAGTCAATTCTTCAATCAACGGATTGTAATGATCTTGAATGTGCTTTAAATATATAGGTTTAATAGAATTCGCCACCAACCAATCATAACATTTAAAATCAGATGTTTTATTCTTGATGAAGTTATCTACATGTTCTTCAATATCATTAATATATTGAGTTGTCTGATCAAACACTCTATCTTGAATAGTTCTATCTAATTTGGAAGGGACGACTTGCGAATCTACTACATCTTCTAATTTAAAGTCTAGTATTTCTTTAATTCTATAATTAACCCAATCAGATTTATCTAATTCTGCTCCCCTCTGCATTATCCTACATACAAATCCTAAATTCTTAAATAAAGAATCAGATGCAGAAGAAATCCCGTCAATAATTTCTTTCGAGTATTTGTTAGACTTAACATAATCCAATGTATACTTCTTGGATTCTTTCTCGGATAGCTGATTTGAATACCAAGAAAGTGCTCTTGTTAGTGGAAGTTCTGTTTTTTTATCTCCCCAAGTAGGCTCATCGCCTACAAACAATGATTCAATATTTATATTAACTTTAGGTTTTTTGGTTTGCATAAAGTGGACTCATAACTGTAGATTTCAATAGACCGCTAAACATTTCTTTCATAAATTTATTGGATGCTTTAGTCTTTCTGGTAACTACACCATAAAATCCACATTCAATAATAGATGAAACATATACATAAGGATCTGTTAATGTTGCAACAAAGTTGTCTGGATGAGTAATCATCCCATCATCATCACATTTATAGATCATAATATGATATAAATGTCCAAGATTACTCGTTTCATATTTGGATTTCTTGCTGTATTTGAATCCTTTAATATCCAACTTTGTAAGATCTCCATTTGCTGGTAAAAATGTGACACCATCGGCATCATCAGCAAATATTTGTTTAATTGCTTCTTTAATTGTATTATGCATATATTA